GACAAGGGTCAGTACGGCACCATCATCGCCCCAGGCCAGCCCTCTGGCTTCAACAACCCGAAGGCATTCAGAGGATGATCGTCAACGGCTCCCGGTACATGGGCAACCCAGTGGTGACGGTGACCGATGCCAATGGTGACAGCGCCCAGGCTGTGTATCGCTCCGGTTATCCCAACGTCCTGTCGAGCGGCTTCGTCTACTACACGGTGGTGGCTGGGGATCGCTTCGACCTCATCGCAGCCAAGATCTATGGCGTGCCTACCTTTTGGTGGCGCATCGCTGACGCCAATCCGGAGGTGTGGTACCCGGAGAGCCTTGTCGTTGGCACGATCATCAGGATCCCTCAGTGACCCAGGCCCTCAAGCACACACCAGGGGCTTACCCCCTCTTCGACCCAGGTGGCATCAACGCTCAGAAGACGGTGAACACGGTCAAGGTGATCATGACTGAGGGCATGCATGACATCGCCATCATCACCCTGCGAGGTGTGCCCCTCGACGTGCCAGAGCTACAGCCAGGCACCCCGGTGCAGATGCCCTATGGCTGGTTCCCTCTCGACACCGAGATGTTCTACGGCTACATCGACCATGTTGAGAACCACTACGACCGGGCCATCCCCACTGGTGTCAACTACGAGGACGTCATCTGTGTCGGGGTGAGCTACGCGCTGAAGGATCCCTTCGTGGGGGCCTGGTCGAATGTGCAGTGTTCCGCCTTGGTCAAGATGGTGGCGCAGAAGTACTTCCTCTCGACGGTGGTGGAGGACGACGACGTGGCGTGGCCCTCGATCACCAGCCCTGGTGACTCGGCCTGGTGCTTCCTGACCAACCTGGCTGCCAAGGTGGGCTACAGCCTGGCTGTGAACAAGAGCCAGATTCGCTTCACCTCTGTCGACCTGGGCATGAAGCGCTACTGGTCAGGCATGCCGGTGTTCCATAGCCGTAACACCGTGGTGAACTTCGGGGACCAGTCCATCTCCAGGTTCAACTCCATCCAGGGTGAGACCCTCCCCATCGCCGGTCATACCAAGGCTGTCCGCAGCATCAATGGCATGGATAGGAATGGCAACGTCGTGGGCTGGGCTGACGACGGCAGCAGTCTGCCCAGTCAGCTAGGGAGGAACACCGTCTACCCCTTCTTCGGCCAGCAGGTCTCGGATCAGGTGGTGACCAGCCAGGCCCACGCTCAGGCGATCCTGGCAGGCATGACTCAGGTGAACCGGTTCAACTACCAGGCCACGGCCACCCTGGCTGGGCTGACCACGGTCAAGCAGGGCATGCCCATCGTCCTCCAGGGCATCGACTCCAACCAGGACGGGATGTGGTGGGTCCACGAGGTCACCCACAAGATCAGCACTGACGGCTACTCGATGGACACATGCTTGGGACGCGACTCCCTGGGTGACAGCGGTCATCGCCCCACCCAGGGGACAGCGGTGGCCTACACGCCGAACAACCCCTACTCCTACGCCGTCACGAACGTCCCGGCCACCCGCATGATTAATAAGCGCTGGCGTGCTGCCACTGCCTCCAATGTCTCCATCTGTTAGCTACCCAGGGGTCTACGCCGCCAGGGTCTACAACAACCGAGACCCGTCGAGCCAGGGACGTGTCCAGATGCTCGTCCCTCAGATCTTTGGTGCCACCCCGGTTGCCATATGGGCGCCGCCCCTGATCCCCCCTGAGACTCCTCCTGCTGTGGGTAGCAATGTCTGGTGTCTCTTCCAGGGTGGGGACTCGGCTTTCCCCAGTTATCTGCCAGCCACAGGCGTTGTTCCGGACAATGCTTACCCCAACCTCCCTCCTCCAGTCACCTCAGGTGGGCTTCAGACATACACCGATGAAGCCCTGGTGATATGGGTTGCCAAGCCTGGCGTGAACGGTGGGAACTGGCGGCAAGCCAGGGATGTCTTGCATGCCCGTGTTTATCGCGCCGCAGCCTGGACGATACTGACTAGCGGGGCTGCCTCGATCACCTGGGACGGTGTGTACTACGACCCCTATGGGATATTCGATGGAGCGACCAGGCTTATAGCTCTGATCCCCGGTTTGTGGGAGTACCACGCCACCGTCACGGTGTCATACGGAGCTAATAACTACTCCATTTGGGCACAGGCTTACCTCAACGGGAGTCGAGCGGACTTCGCCACAACTGGACCATCTATTGGTGGCTGGACGGCAGCCCATGTGGGTGGAGTGTGGAGGTGCAACACCGGGGACTATTTTACGATGAACCCGACTGCCCAGGGGGCAACGATTAACGGAGGTGGTGGGAACGACCTGACCCACGCCGAGTTCCACTGGAAGGCCACTGGCTAGGCTTGTGACGTGATCGACGGCCCTCGTCCTGTGCGCCTGCAAAATAGCGGGGACATCTACCGGGAACTCGGCCCCAACTATTCCAGCCAGGAGCTACTGGTCACGGCAGCCCTGCGGACTGCCATGATCCCCGGCCAGGAGCTAGTGGCTGAGGTGCGCCCGCCCATCGCCACCCTGGGCGTGCCCTTCCCACCCAGGTGGGGCTTCCCCACTTACCCGGAGCGCCAGGCTGGCATAGACGAGTGCCTGGACGCCCAGCGCAACTTCATGAACCAGCGCTACGCCCTCTCGGGCGGGGTCTCGGGCTGGCAGGGGGCGGCGCGTAACGTGGGGGTTGAGGAGGTCTGGTAGTGGCCTGGGAGTTTCACCACAGTTCGGGAGCGGCCCAGGGCATCGGCCCCATGGCTGAGATCGGCCCTGGTGGAGCGCACGCTGGCCGGGTGGTGGGCCTCATCCCAGCCCTCCACTTCATCGGTGACGTCGGTGCCCCGGCTGTCACCGCTCTCCAGGGAGCCAGGAAGAGGGCCAAGGACTTCAACGACGCTGAGACCTTCCGCATCGCAGGGGTGCGTGGAGGCAGGCCCGTGAGGACAGGCGGCAGATGGAGGCCAAGTCAGCCGGGTCAGGCTGGAGGGGCCAGGCCAATGCCACCCGGTCCCGGCCCAGGTGGTGGCGGTGCCTGGCCCTGGGGTGGTCCTGGCAGCCCAGGTACTCCTCCCCGGCCTTACGGCCCTGACACCCGCCCCGGCGCCCCAAGTCAGGGCACTCTGTTCTAGGAGGACCATGAGTCAGTACAAAGACAGGAGCATGAACGCAGAGCTACTGGAGGGGACGGTCGACGGCACTTACAAGCGCTTCGTCATGAACCGCTCGCTCTGGCCTGATCCTGACCGTCGCCTGGAGAAGGCTGACAAAATGGCGCTGAACCGTGGCGACTGCGGCTACGGGATTTTTGAGGCGCCGGAGAAGAGGACACCAGACGGGCGGTTCTGCGCCTAGTGCCTCGCCTCCTGGTCTGCCGGGAGTGCAAGACCATCGAGCAACTCCCTCTCTATGACGGCCCGCCCCAGCTTGAGGCCCAGGATCCCATCCTGGACAGGGTGGTGCGTCAGCATGTCCAGAAGCATGGTGACATCAACCCGGAGGTCGCTGCTCTCCTGGTGGCATCAGAAGATCCCTGCAACTGTGGTGAGAAGCAGATGGTGGGAGTGAACGGAGCCAGCCTGGGTCGGTCCAGGATCTTTGGGCGTCATACCTTTTGGGAGGGTCACAGGGACGAGATCCTGAAGGGCCTGGGTGAGCGCTGGACGGGCCTGCACCCGGAGTTCTACGCCACCAAGGACACCTATAAAGAGGATGCGATGCGGTGCTACAACATCCATCGCCGTCCTCAGGGCACCGACTGTATCGACTGGCATGATGACGGGCGCCGGGTAACTCCTTCCACCTGGAAGGGGCGCGAGGTCTACCTTTGTGACTTCTGCCCCGTGGCCTCGTCTGTGACCACGGCCCAGCGAAAGCTGCTCCACATGTATGACCGACAGCCAGGTGAAGTCGATTGAGTATGAACGGATCCGAACCAGACGCAGAGCAGGTTCTCTGCCTCTTCATCGTGGTGGTGGACCTCGACGGCTCCTCCAGGGTCGTTCTCAACCCCGTCCAGCGCTTCGTGGCCCAGCGAGAGGCCACGGCCAAGGACGTCTACCCAGCGGTCATGAACGTGGCGGCTGACTTTCAGGGTCTGAAGACTGCGGAGGCAGTCATGAGCTTCCAGGCACAGATCGCTCGCCAGGTTCAGGAGAACCAGCAAGCTGAGGAGGAGAGGAACTCGGGATGAGCTACCAGGGCATCGCTGACCTTGCCAGGGATGCAGACTTCCAAGCACGGGTGGAAGCCTGCGTCTTGATCGAGTGCCAGGAGAATCTGGACATTCCTGACGAGCCAGACCAGCAGAACTGCGCCTATGACGCTCTGCGGGGAGCGCAGCACGTTGTGACTGGCTTCATCCGCATTGTGGCCCAGGATCCAAACATCATCGGCAAGGCTGAGCCTGTTGGCAGGACCACTCCTCAGCCTGGGGGCGGGGCTGCTCCTCCTAGCTATACCCCTCCCGATCAGACCTTGCTCGATGACTCTGACATCCAGGCGTCGGTGAAGA